TAAACTCGTATTCGCCTGGACTTGAATATCCCTCATAACTTTCAATACCTGAAACTGTGTTTATACTTTCGTGGTCCCTATACTTTACAATTACTGGCAGATAAGGTCTGCCAGCTATCTTAATCTGCGCCCCGTTACTTGGTTTATCAGCGTTTTTAAATTTAATCAGTTTCTCGTTATAGTTATACAGACAATCATAATCGTCAGGGTCGTTAATGTAATCTACACCAACAGTCCTTGCAAGTCCTGTTACTGTTACCGCAACGCCTGCCATTTGGTAATTGGTTTCAAACCAGCTTTTAATCCCGTCAGCTTCCATTGTAAACGTTAAAGTATCAGCCAAATATTCAGCTCCTCTTACTATAATAGAATTCCTTAACTTAGACGTATCTTTGCGGATAACCACCGTATCTTTAATATACCCGCCAGTATCAGTCAGGTCAAACGGCGCTGTCATTGATTTTTTAGCGAAAAAATGTACATCTTTATTTACATCTACATACCAGTCATAGTTTACAAGTTCAGCTAACTGTTTAATGCATTGGCTCGGTTGTTCGTAATTAAACCCTATATATTTAGCTTCTATTTTGCAATCAACGTTATTATACGTAAACCCAGGACAGAAATCGTCTATTATATCTTTAATAATATCTTCTATGGTGACTTTCTCATACGCTCCTATAACAAGTTTATGGTCAAGCAGTTTAGTGTAATCTATACATTTACAGATATATTTCCTTATACCATAACTTTCAGTCACCTGTTCAATAGTATTAATCAACCCGCCAAAAATCGTTACCCCGTTATCTATTATCTTAACATCATACCCCACTACTGGTATATAATTTTTATCGCCTACATATTTAATTATAAAATCAGCCGTATCAACCTGTTGCGTCAATACCTGGTTATACCGCAAACTTTGCCTGTCAATATATTTAGTCCTGTCCTCGCCATTAATATATACATATACCATAAATGCTAAATTTATGAATTTATCATACTAATAATTTCTTAAATTGAAATTAAGTTTCTGCATTATAATATCGCCTATCCTTTCAACATCGTAATCGCTTGAAATGTTATTGCCTGTAATATTAAAAGTAACACCGCCAAACCCCATTTGGTTTTTCGTGCCTGAAAACACCTCGCCTTTATGAACTACCGCAAGTCCTGTCTTATCAACTATACCGCCTTTTTCAAGACGTGGTATTGTCGGTATTACTGAAAGTTCAACTCCTGGTATCTTACTTGCTCCTCTTGCTATGGCGTTAGCTTTTTCAATGAAAAAATTTATCTTATCAATTATCCAGTTAATCGCTCCTTTAATAGTGTTTTTAATGCTTTCAAACGCTGAAACTACCGTATTCTTAGCCGCCTCCCAGGTATTATTCCAGGCAGACGTTATTGAAGCAGTAACATTATCAAATATACCTTTAATATTATTCCATTGTGTTTCAAAGATAGATTTAATATGTAACATCGCAGCTTCTAAATTCTCTTTTAATATTTCCCACCATTCCATAACCTTAGCGATTATTTCTTCGTGGTATTTCCAAAGCAATAACAATATAGCTATAAACGCTGCTATGGCTAAAATAATCAAACCAACGGGACTTATTAAAAACATAAACGCACCCGCTAAAAGTCCTATGGCTGTAGTTATAGTTGGCAGTATCAAAAGCACAGGACCTAAAACAAGCATCAGCGCCCCGATTATTCCTATTACTAAAACTATTTTCTTAAACAATTCAGGATTAGCTTCCGCCCATTTCATCATATTTTCAAAGACAGGTTTTATAGTATTAACCAGCTGAATAAGTATAGGTATAAAAACTCCGCCTATCATTTCTTGCATATCGCCAAAATCGTTTTTTAACGCCTGCATAGCACCTTCAGAAGTTTGTCTCATAGCTTCATTTAACCCGCCATAATTATCAGCCACAATCTTGCTTAACACAATAGCCCTTTCGTGTTCAGTATTAGCTTCTTCAAACGCTTTTTTATACTCATCACTAACTAAAATACCTGTTCTTGTCAAAGCCCCAAGCTGTCCAGTCAACGCTTTACCCATTAAATTGGCTGTCTGTAAAGCTTGTTCTTGGCTAACATTAGTCCCGTATTGTGCAACTGCTAAATCAGCTAAATCTTTTGAAAGTAAAGAAACCACATCAGCGTTTTTAGTAAAAGAAGCAAGCTGTGATTGTCCGGAAATAAGCACCTCATCGCCCACTACGCCTACCTTTTGCAACTCTGAAGCTAATTTTTTAAAACTATCTATCTGTTCATCTGTCGCCCCTGTTACTTGCTTAGCTATTTTTTCAAGCCTAGCTTCGGCTTTTTCCTGTGCCTGGTATGCTTTAATTGAAACACCAATAGCCCCGACAACAGCCGCCCCAACAGCCGTCATCGCAACGCCAATAGCTTTACGATGTTTTTCAAAAGTATCGCCTAACCCTTTAATAGCTTTTGACGCCTGGTCTTCGGCTGTGACTAAAATTTTAAGTTCTTCTTTTTGCATTTCGCATTTTATTTAATCGTTCTTGTTTGTTTTGGTATTCAGCTTCTAAATTAAAAGCTGTTTCTATAAGTTCAGTAAACCAGGTAGGTTGTGACATATACTCAAAGTATGTCCATTTCATTTCTTTACATAACAAAACCATCCTGCCTTCATTTGACAACCTGCCTTTGCCTGAACTTAACACTTGCCAGTAATCAGTTTCAAATTCTATTTTTTTTTTGCATCGCTTGTAACCTTATTAATCTCAGCGATGACAAATTCAAAATCAGCCGATTTCATATCAAGCACTTTCTTGACTATATCTTCTTTACTTCCGTCAACTGTAACTACCATAAGTTCAATCGTTTTATCCTGTGCTTTATTCATAATCTCAGCTTTACCTTCCAAACTGGTATTAACTACACCGCCTGTTTCAACATTAACTTTAGCCATTTCCATAAAAATGTTTTGTATCTGCCTGTTCTCACCGCCTGTGATATAAGGTTTTAGTTCAACTGCGATTTTATCAATCGGAGTTGTTATTTTAATAGTTTCCATACTTAGTAACTTACTGTGTCGTTAACTATATAACAATCGTTAATCATATTACCGTTAGTCGGGTCAACTAAAGCTATAAATCCGATTTTTTCAGTTACTATATCGTCATTAGGTCGGTCTATTTCCCAGCTTTCTAAAAACACTCTTGATAAATCTATCCTAAACGACGGATTAGTGCCTGAACCTATAACTTCGTCTGTATTAGTCAACTCAAACCTTAACGCCCGCATAGTAGCGTCAAAAGCGTAATCTTTATAAGTTTCGTTATCTGTCTTGATAGTAAACTCGCCTTTAATACTAAACCCTTTATTATGTATATCGTCAGGCTGAACCGAACCTAAGATATTATCAAGTTCAGTATTTTTCTCAAACGTCATACTAAACTCAGTCACCGAAACAGGCGTAGCCGCCGCCAAACCCGCTGTGTTTGTGGCTAATTTTAGCGTGAAATACTTATGCGTAAACTTGTAGTCTTTAACATAACTTGGCGTATGCGAACTATCAGCACTTGGTAATGACATAAAACTCGCTGTAAATCCGACTATATCTGTTAAAGTAACATTTATAGTTAAAGTTTCTAACATAGCCATTTTAAACATTTTATCCTGAACAGGATCGTTAACACTAATAGCAAGTGATTTATGTTCGTTGCTATCTTCATCTAAACTGAACGTATGAGTATACGCTGAATCAGTCGGTCCCGCAGTTGAACAAGCACCCAAAGTAGCATACATAATATTACCGAAACTATTAGCTGATAATTCAGCTTCAAGGTCGCCTTGCCCGAACTTATTGACTACATAAGCGTCGTGTCCTTCCATCCAAATCCCGCCAGTTTCAGCCTGGCTGATAGCGTTTTCTTTCCTGTCCTGATGCGTGAAACTGACTTTAGGCATCCAATGAGTAGCGGCTTTACCCGCCCCTCTTGTAGCTTCAACAGCCAATCCCACATTAACTAATCTACCTATATGTGGCATAATTTTTTTAAGTTAATTATAAATTCTCGTATTCTTCACGAGTAAAATAAACTTCCCAACGCCCGTAATACTTGTTCCAGACAGCTTTATTTTTTAAATCTGTCTTCACGGAGGTTTCCACAACAGGCGTTGCAGTCGTTTTTGCCAGTTGTTTTTCAAGGCTGGCTACCTTAGCTTCTAACTCTTTTTTAAGCATAATTTTTTTTAGTTAATTATATTACAATCTATTGAAACTCTTATTGAAACTTTAAATTCAGCGAACCTATAAGTAGAATTGCTTATATCTACATACCCCCAGCTACTTGGCGTTGGCGATAATACAAGCAACGTATACCCAGTCGGTAAATTAGCTTGTGTTAAAGTCCAGTTTTCGCTTTTTTCAAAATCATCTAATACAGCATCCATTAACCCTCTTAACCTGGTTTCGGTTTCTGCAGGTGATTTAACTTTACGTTCAACAAATACCCTGACATTAAATACATACGTTCTTTGGTTTTCAGTAGTGGTTTCGTAATCACTTTGGTTCTCGCTTGGCACAACAAACGCCACGGGGTCGCCTTTAAACTGGATTGTCTCGTAATCAAACACGTCCGCAAACCTACCGCTTGCTATCAATATGTCTTTAATGACTTTATTTAAATTAACAAAACTCATATTATTTTACTGCCTATTTTTTTAATTATATTATTCACCACGCCTTTAGCATCTCTGATAGCGTTTTCAAAATAAGGATTGCCTTTATAACTATGATGCCCGTAATGAACATATACTGAATACGGTGCTTTTGACTGAACCTCGCCTGTAAGTTTGCTTTTCATTTCAGGAAATATATTGTTTCTCAAAAACCCAGTTTTTACCGGAGCGTTTTGTTTACCTGTCCTTGTAAGTTCAATTGTTATCTCTTTAATAGCGGTTTCAATATTATCTTCTATTTTGTTTTTACCAAACCTTGCTCCTAAATCAGCACCTTTAATTATATCTAGTTTTAACATTTTTCTTTTATAATAATTATTTTTTTGTAAGGATATACACCATAATCAACACGGCTTACAGTATGCACTTTATATTCAGCTGAAAACGTGTCCCTTAACCTGTCGTTTTCGTTAATATCTAAATCTAAATCAGTAAATATCTGATACGTCTGCCCTACCTGCCCGTCATACATCTGGCTGTCCTGGTCTGATAACGCCTGCGGTTTAGTAGTCCATACTAAAGCCGTCACAGTAGCGTAAATATCAGTGTAATCATCTACTTTTGATAATCTGCTTTGGATTATTTTTTCGTCAAAGAAAAATCTCATATTTTATGTAATTTATGAAAACAATTTGTCAGGCAATTCTTTTTTATATTTGTCAAGAACATTTTTAATCATCTCGTTCTGTTCAATGCCGTTAATAAACGCCACGCTGAAATTGCCAAAACTCTGGTTTGAAATCCCGCCAGCTTTGCGTTTATTCCATAACACGCTTACCAGCTGCAGGCAGACATACTCTAAATCAAACATCCAGTCATCTGAATTTCTGTCATAACCTGCTGTATAAGTTACCCTGTATTTTTGTTTTTTCGCTCCAAACCCTTTAGGATACGTTACTATGCCTTCGTTATAATCAATATAATAATCATCTGAATTAATTTCTTCCCAATCATCTGTATTATCATAAGCGTTATTGCGTTCAAGCTTAAACGTGTTGCTTGAATTTACAGGATAATTTTTTAACAGCAAATAATTGCAACCTGTGCCGTCGTATTTTTCGTTAGTATAAGTAGTTTCAATTAACCTGCGACCGCAATAGTTTTCAATAAAATCAGTAGCTGATTTAATTAAAAGTTCAATCAAATCATCGTGCGACGTATTGGTAATATCAAGATAACTTTTAGCGTTATTTAAAGTCGTCAAATCAAATGTTCGCATATTATTTGGTCTTAACAAATTTATTAGTTATTTTAACCATTCTATTTTTGGCTAATTTTAGCCAGTTTTTTTTCTTCTTTTTCATATAATTAGCTTA